AGGGTCGTTATCAAGTCCATTAAAATCAGTACGAGCTCCGAAGAAAATATTACTTGCACCATTAACGGTATTAGTCCAACTTGGTTGCCAATTTGCAATTCCCATACCATTCTCATTTCCAGTACCACTATCGGCTCCATCTTTATAGATTTCTTTTCCATTTATCCATATCCGAACATGCCTATCACCACTAATGTCTTCGTGGTCATCACCACCATATGTATATACCATATTATACCAATTACCTACTTCCATTCCGTGACCACCTGCAACACCATCATTATGTGTGTTATCAGTCTTGGCACTTGACTGACCGACACCCACATGCACATCATCTGCAGATTTAATACCAAAATGAAATCTACCATTAAATTCCGACCTTCTACCTAAAGCTTGAAGAAATCCACCAATTTGAGCTGGTTTAATCCAATAAGAAACAGTAAATCCGTGATTAAGTCCAGTTCCTGTACCATCATAATTATCAGGATTAAATGTAGTTTCTACAAAATCGTCTACAGTATCACCAGCAAATGTTAATATATAATTTTTATCAACTGCGTCTCCACCATATCTTCTTTTTCTATTTATAAAACCTATGGCTCTATCTATTAAAGCAATAGTATCTTCAAATACTCTTTTGGCTAAACTTTCATTTATTTGAAACAAATATTTATTTTCTGGTATTTTTAACCACTCTCCCCAATTTAATTTTGTATTACCTTGTTTTTCTCTCGAAACAGATATTAACAAAGGAATTAACTCTGTACTATCTACATATTCCATTGTTTTAATTTTATCTTCATATATTTGTTTTGCAGTTGAATGGACTTTTTCTTCCATCCATTTAGATTTATTTAAGTTATCTAAAAGAGTAGCTTTCTGTTTTTCTAATACTAAAACCTCACTAGCTAATTCGGAAGTCTGTGTTTCTAAATTTTCAATAATTCTATCTTTGTCCTCTAACTGCTCTTGATGTTGAACTTTTATAGATTTTATATCCCCCATATCATTAAACTGAGCATTTAATTTTTCATGGATTTTCTCTTCGTTATCTGCTTCTTTTTTATATGCAAATCTAGTACTTAGTTTTTCGTGAATTTTTTCTCTGTTATCTACTTCTTTCGTAACTCCAGAATGTCCGAATTTCTCTTTTAATAACTCTAAGCTCATTATCTTGGCCTCTCTTCAATTTGTAAACTTGACAACCTACTTCTATGAGCAGTTGCCTTTATTGCATGACTATAATTTGGATGACCACCTATTATTTGTGGTTCTGTAACTCCATTTATTTCCCAATACCAATCATTCCAATCACATACATCACCGGCTTCAGGAAAGAAATTCAAACTACCACTTGCTAAATTATTTCTTTGAAACATTAAATCTATTGTTGAATTAGTATCAGGGCCAACTTCATTGAATTGTTCAACCTCTGGTGCATTAAATCTAATTAAACAATTAACTCTAAAACCTACATTAAAATATTTTGTAGTACTTTCACCATAAAGATTGTCTTTTGTATGTGTAGTATCTATTTTATAAATATCAACTGACTGCCCAACAATCTCATCAATCAATTCTTCATTCAAGTGGTCAAATAAATTTATTTCTTTTTGCGTGACAAAAAATGGTTTTATGGCAGACATTTAATTATCCTATATAAAGTGGCAATGGTGCTTTTGCCAATACTTCTTGTTGAGCGTTTGCCTCCTCGGCTTCAGCCTTTAACTTTTCAGTCAAAGAAACTGAATCTAAAAATTCTTTCAATTCTTCCAATAATTGTACTTTTTCTTCTCTACCTTCAGCTTTTAATCCCTCACCATCAAGTGAAACTTCAGCATCTGGTATTGGTAAAGTACTATATTTACTTCGTATAATTCCCAATAGTTCTTTGGCTAAAGCAGAAGTGAATTTTCTTATCCATTGTCTACCAGGTTGATTAATTGAACTATAAGTAATAAATTTATAAGGAACATTTGATGGATCTGAAACTCCACCTTGCATTGAACTACTTATATGATTTGTATTTTTTAATTCATCTTTAACATAATACTCAAACCATATTTTTTCACCGGTATCAGTATCTAATGGGTTTGGAAAAATTCTTAGATTATTATTATGTAGTTCAAAACTATAAGCACTTTTTCTGACTAAATCGGATGTTTCAATAGCATTAGCTCTGGCTAAGTCATAAGAAATTGGTTTCAATACAAATGATATTGCCGGTGAAACATTACCAAACCCAAAAGCATCTAACATTTGTCTTTGGTCAAATGAACCAGCATAGGGATCATAAAATCTCGTAATCGATGATGGTGCATGATTGAATACTCTTTGAACTTCAATTCTCTTTCCACTTTCACTAACACTTGCCCAAACATCTTGTAAATCATAATCTTGTTTTGAACCAGATAATGTAATATATCCTTTTTTCAAATCAACATTACCACCCATGTTACTTAATTGTCCATATTTTTCAGATAATTGAATTGACGGACCATTTGTTGGCGTCACAGGATTAGCAGAACCAGTACCTATTGAACCTGATATTCTTGACTTTTCGCCATATTGATCCCACATCCAATTCTTAATATTATAATTGTTAATATGAGATGAATATTCATTTACTGACTCTTCGAAACAAGCATAAATTGAACCACTTGGTATTTCTAATTGTAATACAGGAAAACCAAGTCTTTTAGCACACCACTTTGTTACTGAAATAATATCAGTTTGAAATGTAGAATCATTATCATATGTTCCATAGGGTGTTTGTCCACTCACAAGAGTTGACCCTGACGGATCTTGATAAGCATATTCTAATTTTGGCATATATAGTTCTCCTTAACTATAAATATATAACTTAAAAAAACAAAAGGGGATAGAATTAACTATCCCCTTTATGATTGATTTGAAACACTTTAAGGTTTAGTTATTATGCAGCAGTTATTGTACCAGAAGATGGAATTCCAGTTGTTGAAGTATCTATTGTCTCAATTACCCACATAAATTCACCTTGTACAGATGCATCTGTTGAAGCTGTTAAATTAAGATAGATAGTTCTTGCAGCAACTGTATTATTTGTATTAGCAGCAAGATCACCCGTTACAAGTGCTATTTCTTTAGCATAATTTACAGTTACAGTCGTACCACCATCAAGAATTGTATCAGTTGATGCAGCTACAATTTGCTGTCCAGAACTTGATGTACCTACTTCATATCCAATGTCTCCAGAAGAGATAGTTGGAGCTGTTGTACATACAATCCACATCCTCGAAAGCATTGTATTAGCCGGTTGAGTCCATGATACTACAGAATCAGCCGAGTCAACAAGTGCATGACCTGTTACTTTATGATATTGTATCAGACTATCGGCAGCTGCCGTATGAGCAGCAACTCTCTCAATGTTTCCTAAATTATAAGCATCACCTTCAAATGTTATTTTCTTTGTAAGTGCCATTTTGATTTTCTCCTTGATTTACCCAGCCGCAGGAAAATCGATTATGGCCGTTTAAGGCCTTGTTTATTGATATCGTTAATAAATATAACAAAAAGGGGAAACCGAAGTTTCCCCCTTTTATTTAGTTGTTAGGTTTTATTTACAGCCTATTAACTTTAAATCATATCCAATGATTTAACTTTAACATTAGCATAAAATTCAGGCCTAATCATTTTCTTAGCGTAACGAGTCATCACACCTTTCCTTGGTGTAAAATCACTAGGATCATATACCAATGGAGTTGTGATAAGCGGTACATAAGGACTATATACAGCACCAGTTTCTAAGAAGTTCGATCCACGGAATCCAACAAGGATGTTGTTTTCAGTCATATAAGGGTTTTTATAAACCGTATATCGACCTGCAACTTGTCCTACTTTGGAAACACCCATAGCAAACTGCGTAGCAGCTGCATCAGCATCACCAGGAGCACTATTGTACCCAGGAAGTGATTCAAGAATCGTAGCGATCTTAGGTGAACAAACAATAAAGTTAGCACCACCACGAAGTGTCAAACGATGAATTTCATTTGATACTTTTTGAATCTTAGCAACAAGAGTTTGATACCATTCAAACCTTGTTCCATAGAAAGTGGTTGTTACGAACTCATTATTAGCAGCATCATAATCCTCACCAGCTTTTACTGACCAGTAATCAGTTGTTACTGCATCATTAACTAACATATCAAGAATTTCCAAATCAATTTCCATTGAGATGTAGTCACTTAACATTGAAGTCAATTCAGCTTCAGCATCAACACTATGATAAGCGTTAAGGTCTTGAGCAAGCTCAGGTGACCATACAGCTTTCAACTTACGAGTCTTAGCAACAATTGGTAAAGACCTAAGTTCTAAGTTAACTTCAGGAATTCCCAATTGATCAACAGTAGCATTACCAGCTCTATCTTCAAAATCACCGCGATTAGCAGCAGTAGTTTCTTGTAGATAATTTACTGTATAAGATCCAGAAGCATTATCTGTACTTGATGCAGATACGATCAATTGTACATTATTACCAACAATTTTAGTAAATTGTGGTAATACTTTAGCTTTTAAAGCACCAGAACCTGCGTCTGTGAAACTCCAAGCCCTTAAAGCTTTCTTATCAGGGCGAGTGAAATTACTCAAACTAGCAGATACTTTATAGTACTTATCAGCAGAGTTCAAAGATGCAGATATTTCAGAATTGAAATCTATATCTTTAAAAGACGCTTGACTAGTTCCAGCAAAAGTTACAGCAGTACTTGAAGCACTAATGGAATATCCATATCGACCAACACCATAAAGACCAGTATCTTCTCCGAAAGGAGCAGTTGAACCGGAAGGTGAGTTAGGTCCTTGTTTACCAATGACATCATCGCCACTGGACATTTTACCAACACTTGATCCATACTTGAAATCCAAGTAGAATACAAGGCCAGAAGGTAAGTTCATTGGCTGAACAGAAACTAATTCCTGTGCAACAATGTTACCAAATACCCGTCTTACCAAAGGAAGAGCAACACCAGACCATTCTTCATCACCTACACCAGTACCGGCATTGGGTGAAGTTTTAGAGTTCTCAGATATCAACTGACGAGCCTGGTTTTCTAGCAATACAGCCATACCAGAGCGTTGCCACTCATTATCCATACCCTCTAAGAGTCCAGATTTATCCCATTTGGCTACGAGTTTTTGTGATTCTTCTTTTTGCTTCCGCATAGGGGAAGGATCGAGAAGTGTGTTTATATCACTCATTTTCGTTCTCCAAAATTAATTGTAATTAATCATTTAAAATGCCAGCGAGTTTCTTGAAACGGTCTGCAACTTGATTCTCTTCCGAAATGATCTTCGAGTTCGCTTTAGGTGCAGTCCCACCAGATTTCTTACTAGCAAATTCCTTAACTACTTCAGTCTTTTTAACCGAACCGCCGTCTTTATAAGATTCTGCCAAAGTGGAATAAACCAACTTAATCTCACGAGTTGTTTGAGCTCTATCGAAAGTCTCAACAATCTTGAGTTTTTGGTCATTACTTAGGGCAAACTCTTTAAACAAACGATTTGTGTACAAAAGTTTAGCATTAAGGATGTTAACTTCATGAAGCTTATCACGCAAAAATGTGACGGCTTCCTTATATTCATTAAGCTCTGTTTGCAAATTCTCAACAGATTCGTGAACTTTTCCCTTGCCAGGATCTTCTTCATCAGAAGCAGAAGCCTGTTTTACACCAGTACCTTTACCGATACCAGAGGAACTAGATTGTTCAGTAACTTCTTCTTCTTCTTCGTCATCTTCTTCAGTTACGATTTCTTCATCTACTTCTTCAACATCTTCTGTTACTTTTTCTTCTTCTTCATCAGGACCTTCTGTAAGGTCTTCATCAGAATCATCAGCTTCAGCGATTTCCTGTTCAAGTTCTTTGATTACAGCTTCGAGATCGAGTTCTTCAGGATCTATATCATCATCACCTTCGACTTCTTCGTCATCTTCTTCAGACACGATTGGTGCATATTTAACACCATCGATTTCAATGATTTCTTCTTCTGAAACACCTTCCATCTCTTCTTCATCTTCTTCACCATCAGCATCAATGTCGATATCAACGGCAGCATCCTCATCGTCTTCTTCACGATATTGGCGTGCCATTTCTTCAGCATCTTCTTCACCCTCTTCTTCATCATCATCTGCAAAAGGATTTTCTTCATCGAGGTCATCCTCAGCAAGTTTTGCTGACAACATAGATTTTAGATGTGGAGTAAATGCTTCTTCTAATGCCATCTTGGCATTCTGAAGTGCTGTTTCACGAACTGCTTTTGCATCTGCAATAGCTTCTTTTAACAAATCAGACATAATTTGTCTCCATATATGTTTTATATTGGAATAAAGTTATTTGGAACTTTAATAGAGGTTTCTATTTTAGACACCGTACATTAACCACGGTGTATTGAGGTTATATATAAGTATAAAAAAAAAATTAAAACTAATCTTTTTGTAAAGTTTTTATTTTCAACATTTTCATTTTTTTCATTTTTCTTTTTTTAGCAGATTTCTTTTCGTAGTACTCTCTTTCTCGTAATTCTTTTAATAAATTAGAATTCTTGACTCTTTTTTTAAAATCCCTAAGAGCTCTTTCTATATTATTATCCTTTACATCAACATACATTAATGAAGTGTTTTGTTTTTTAAGATTTTTTTTAACTTTTTGTCTCATCTTATAACCTTTATAATTTTTATTTATCAAACAAAAGCTCCTTTAAAGTAGGCATACTCTCATTCATTTGTTGTTCAAAATCTTTTTTCAATTCCTTGTGTCTTGATTTCGAAGCAATATTTTTATCATCTACATCATCTTGATTAATTTCATTATCAGATACTTCAATCGTATCAGGATCAATAGGTTCTAAATCTACCATTTCATAACCAGTTGTCTTTTTTATAATACGAGCCAATTCCGATTTATAACGAGCATACTTTTCTGATGGCATATAACCAGTATATCCCTTTGTACCAGGAGAACCACTTGTGCCAGTTGCTTCATTAATCTTCTTCATCTTCTTCAATTAATTGTGCCTCAGAAAGACACCCACGAGATACTGCCGTGTGAGCATCTTCAATTAAAATTATTTCCGATACAGGTATTGGAAATTCATTTTGGTCAAATTGTTCATTAAAGACATCTAAAAATCCTTTAACCAATGATGTACCACCGCCTATCACAATCGGTACTGCTTCAGGAAAGTTAGGTACATTTTCCACACCTTCAAATTGAACCTTTAAGTTCGTTAATAAATAGTTAATTAAAGCACCATAATAGGAACGAATTGCAATTAAAACATTAGCTTCATCTGTTTCTTCTTCATAAATATTTTGATAAGTGGCAGAGGAGAGGTCTAGTGTACTTGAACTTTCTTTTATATTAGTTACTTTAGCTTTTGATACTCCCGTATCCATAGATACATTTTCATCAACCCAATCACCACCACGACTTACACTAAAAGATAGGGCAGTCATCCCTTGGTACATAACGGCTATGTTACACATACCGGCACCCATCGAAATGGCTACACCAGTTAATTGAGTATCAACCAAACCCTCATACCCAAGTGCAACTGCCTCCTCTATCTTTTTTACAGAATATCCGTACTGTTCTATTATCGTTCTCAATACATCTTCGTGGTATGACACTTCTCGCTGAACATCAATTGGTTTTGACGGAACACAGTATACACAAGTTTCCCCATCTTCAGCATCCCCAAGTAACTCACCAATTATAGCATTCAATACCGGCAAAGAATCTTTCTCAGTCGGATTTAGTAAACCACTTTTCATAGGTCGTTTAAGTTCTGCTGTAGAGAATATTTGAGCGTAGTTAAAAGCGTGTTGTCCTACAATGTGTATTTTACCAGCTTTTTCGACAAAGGGAATTCCTTGTCGTTTTAACATTCTCTTGACTTGGTTCACCTCCCCATCGACAGTTAAGAATGCATTTCTTTGTTTCTTTACTACATCCTCTGTAGCAGCAATATAAAATGATGTTCCACAATCTAAACCTTTGGCCATCTTTAACCTCTTCTAAGTTGTTTAAGTTTTTCTTTCTGTGTTGACACTTTACCCTTAATCACTTCATCTGATTGTATAGATGATGTTTTAGCTTTTTGTAATGATATATTTTTTTTCATTTCAACATCAATATGACTAGGTTGTACTTTCGGTGTCACCACTTCAACTGCTGGTATTGTTTGAGCAACAGTTGGTACAAATTTTTTCCCACTTGGTTTGTAAAATAACTTTAATAATATTCCTATGATAAAACCGATTTGCCATAAAAAAAGTGAATAAAATACAAATTGTTCAGCCACTTACTTTTACTTTTTCTGTAATTTTTTCTTTTTATCTCTAAGTGCGTTATTCAGACCTACTAATCTAGCAACATCGTTAGTTGGCACTGGTCTTTTTTCCTTCAATTTATTTATTTTTTCTACATTTTTTGATATTCTATCATCGATACTTTTAGTATCAACTTCTTCTTTTTTGATATTTTTAGAAATAGCATCTCTTCTTTTCTTTAAGTATCTATCACTATCATCCTCATCACCATCGTTATCCACATCATCATCTTCTTGACCAACAGGATCCAAAGCTTCATCAATATCATAATATCTATTTAAAATGTTTCCCATATCTTCGTAAAGAGCAGAAAGTCGTTGATTGGTGGCATTTGCCTCTACAGCAGTTTTCCTGAACTGTCCGGTTAAACCTTTTAGTTCTTTCATGTTTCTCTTTACACTTACGGCATCAAACCAATCATCAGTTTCACTCAATACATGATTTTGAGCAGCTTCAGCCATTTGAGCTAATTGTTTAGCAGCTTCCATAATACCATTATTAACTTGGATTTGTTTTCCAATTCTAGCATATGATTTTACTGCTTCGATTACTTCATGTTTATTTACTTGTGGTTTTTCATCGGCCATAATTCCTATGTCTTCGATTATACCCATTAACTTAATGTTCTTCATAATACTACCTTATTTTTAAACAACCTATCGTATCGTTCTTTGATTGGATGTTTGGATTCATTCTGTGTTAATTTTTTATTGATTCTTTCTTTCATAAATCTATCTGCCAAACCTTTCTCTTTAGAATATTTAGCACTCCCCCATTTCTTCTGTAATGATTTTGGTAAATCTGTTTCACTTAAACCATTATTTACAAAAGATGTAATTCTTCGCACATCAACTCCTGGTATTTTACGATATCTGAATTCTTCCAATCCTTTTAACCAAGACTTAACTTCTTTAACGGTGACTCTTTTATTAACAGATTCTTTAATTGCTTTATATTTTTTTCCGTTGATTGTTTTGATTGATTCACCATACAACTTATCTTCAAGATCATCCTTTTTCTTAACCAACTTCATTATTTCATCTGTATCTGGATCCATATCATTCATCATAGATTGTATTTTATCATTGAGTTTTTCTATCTCGTTTTCTATCCTTTCCTCATCATCACTCATATCATCATCAGGAGATTCTGTTGCTTTACTTATTAAAGCAGCTTTTTCTTCATCGCTATCAGCATTATATATAGCATCTGCTAAATCACCATGTCCCATATCTGCTAATTCTTTACGAGCTTCATCAGGATCAGCACCTTGAGCAATATCATTGGCCAATTGTCCAGCTTCTTCATCACCTGCCAAATCACTAGTAAAATCTTCAGGTTTAGTTTTTTCTGGTTTATCTTTTGGTTTATCATCACCTGTTGCATCTGCATCATCATCACCAAGACCACCAGTTGTACTTATAGTAGTTTGCTTTTTAGTATCT